GAATTCTTTAGAATTACTGTATATTGACCATCTTCAAGTTCAATTGAATAAGGAGCTAGTATAGTAATCGCTCTAGCAAAGGTAGTACCAGCAATCGTAACTTCTGTACTATGATTATGCGTTTTAGTAAAAGTAATTCCACCATATAACCCATTACCCTCAGCTTCCCAAGCCTTTAAAGCTAATCTGAAAGTATCTGTATCTAATTCATATATAGTACCACTAACTAGTGTTAAATCAGTTTTTGGTATGTAGATTACAAAAGTACTTGGATAAACTTGCATACTTAAAATTTATTCTGTTCCACCTACATAGAGTTTACTTTGGATATTAGCTAACTGATTCCTAAGTAATTCTAATTCTTTATCTTTCATTATTAACAAGTCTCTAAAATGTTTTACTTCATTCTCAAGACTTCGTACAATCCTACGTGTTTCTATACTATAATCTCGTATACTCATAACATTACGAACTGTAACATCCTCAAAAGCTTTCATAAGCTCTTTTTCACCTGATTCAAATATTTCTTCTTTACTCATCCTTTACTAATTGTGCAGTCATAGACAAACCATTCTGAGTATCAATAGTACCTGATAACCCACTCTGTACATATAATGGAGATGAAGTACCTTTGCGTACTCTTCCTAGTACAGCCTGATCTGCTGTCCATGATCTATTATCTGATATTAATCCTACAGCACTAGTTAACCCACTGATAACAACAAATGTTGATGTTAATGTTCCTGTAGCTGGTGAAGTAGCAGATTCTGCCATAGTAAAAGTATATGCATTTGCACCTGTTACTGTGACCTCATAAGCCCCATTATAAGCTTCTTCATTAGCTCCTTGTATATTAACCCAGTCACCTGTAGATAATCCATGGGATGTATGTGCTACTGTAGCAGTTGTACCACTACTAGTTGCAGTCACTGAAGCATTATAGAAATAATTAGCATTATCTGTTACCCATAACAATACTCTAGCATTTTCTATTTCATCACCTGTAGCAGCATCTAAAACTAATACTGAAGTTGTTACAGGGTCAATAACTAATGTTACAGTAGCTCCTGCAGATTTATATGTCATAGTCCCACTACATCCTACTAAGTTAATAGTAACTGTCCCAGATGTTCTAGCTACATAAAATGTAGAATCATTCTGTCCATTAGATGCATTAAAACCACTAAACGTTAAGCCTCGTAATGTTAAGTCTGTAGGAGATGTAGTACCAAATTCAATAGCATGGTGTGCATTTGTTCCTTTCGAAAATGTCATATTATCCATATATCCATCAGGATCTACGTTAACATCCCATGTGAATGCTGAAGCATCTGCAGCTACTGATGAGGTTAAAACATTTGAACCTGTAAAGTCTCCTCCACCAGCATCTATATTTTCACAACTAACAAAAGATGATCCTAATATAGTTGCATTATTTAAGAATATAAATGTCCCCATCGCTACAAATAAACAACCATTCATATTAACAGTAGCATTATCTACCATCTCAAAATATCCAATACCGTTAGTAGTCGTAGCAGTCGAAATAAAGGAAATATTGCTCCATGTAACGGAAGAGCTTGAGTTATTTATCTCTACTTTATTAAAAGAAGCATAAGTATGTGGGCAATCATCAATAATTATAGTCTCATTAGAATCACTAAATGTAACTGATGTACTTGAAGTACCTAATGACAATAAACCTTTCCAAAGATAAGTTCCACTACTTGCCTGAAATAATCCTAATCTATGCCTGCCAGAATCTATAGATGTAGAACCACTACCAGGAGGTGTACTTCCTGCATTATAATCATTATATTCTGCTAACTCAGAAAATGAACCACCACTACCTGTAATACTTATTATTCCTCGTCCTGCTCTAATAGCATCAACACCAGAAGGAGTCCCTTTACTAATTTCACCAAGTGTATTACAAACTTGTCCAAAGTAGCGATAAGTACCACTATTACCACCTGCACCCAAAGTACCTGATTCTGTAGCTGTCGGATCTATAGCAACATTAGTCCAACCACCATAAGGATTTCTTCCATAATCAGAACCTCCAATTACAAAGTAGTCACCAGTTGTAAGGCTATTGCAAATAGTAAACATCCATCCACTATTAGCATATGTCTTAAGGTTTGCACCTACTGCATAGAAACACCATCCAAATACTACATATCCTGCTGAAAATGAATATCCACTACCATAATCAAAAGAAATAGATATTTCTGCATCAACAGCTTTACCTGTAGTTTGTGAATAACAATTAGTACCTTGAATATAGTTTTCAGTGTCGACTGCTGGAGTTCCAGCACCACTCAAAGTATATCCAAGTATTGTTCCAGTAAGCTCTACCCAAGTGCCACTTTCAGCAGTTGTTAATGTAGATAAATCTGTACTATAGGTTGCCATGCTTCAATAGATTTATATATTCATCATATATATCTTGCCTAGTATGTCCTTCAGCAAGTTCTATATATGGTTTTTCTCCTAACTTTAATAATATTACGGAATAACCTTGTTTTTTAAATGAATCAATTTGTCCCTTTGCTAGATTACTTACAGGTACGTTAGGAACTAGCATTCCAACAAATATTCTATCACTCTTTTTAAAAAACATTATCCCACACTTATCTGGGCGTAATTCTATATTTGTACCACCTTGGAGATATGCACACTCAAAGTCTTTACAAACTTGTGGATGTTTTCCATATATACTGCATTTATTATTAATACAGTAGCGACATTGCTCACCAACTTTTTTATTAAGTTCAGAAACAACTGATAGAGTACAACATACTGTGCATTCTCCACAAGTCATTATACGTCTGTAGTTCTAATTACTGCAATACTCTGGTTAGATGATGTGAATGACCAGGCAGATATGAACTGCTTAATAGGTGTTCCACCACCATCCCTAACTACTACAACTAAGTCTCGATCACTAGCATATGTACCTTGATATGATAAAGAACCTGAATCTGATAGTTTATCTATATAAGTTATATATACATCATTGTCTGCACTAGCATTTACACTAGCAAAATCTTCCTGTCCATCAGTAGTATCAATAGTGAATGTAGTACTAGTCCAACTTGAGTAATGAAGTCGTCTTTCATACCCATTATTATCAGTTACTCTTATATAACCTGTAGAAGGAGTATCAACTGGAATAGCTGTTTCTGTACCAGTCTTAACTACCACTGAAGTTATATTATCAGTAGTAAGTGCTGTATTCAATAACAACTGTCCTTTATCTATTGCTGGATCACCATTTGTATCTGTAGTACTACCATCCCAAGGAGCTACTAACACATAGTCTTCTGTAGCTACTAAACCTGTTACAGAATTAGTTACTAAGTTAGGTGGTGAATACTGAGTATTAGTTAAGTCAAATACTTTATCTCCAGAGTTAATATCTGCTGGTTGAATACCTATACCATAAGCACCAATTATCTGAGTACCTGTTGATACACCGATAAAAGGTTTAGATACTAAAGCAGATCTATCTGTTACAGTTCCTGCAGTTGCAGAAGCTGAGTCAGGTGAAGTTTGTGATAATGATGCTGTTGATACTGGAGCAACTCCTGTTAGTATCTGTATCCACATTTTATCACTTCCATTATCTGCAAGTACTTGTCCAGTACCTGCTGAAGCTCCAGACCATGTTACAGGATAGGCTTCATCAAATGTACCTGATAATGATGAATAAGCTACTTCATGGGTAATACCTCTGAAAAGTTCACCACTCAAACCATATAAGGTTTCGCTATTACCATCTCTGGTTAAATACTTCATTCTTTCATAGAAGTCATTTATACTTCTAGTAGGATAATCAGTATTCCATTCTGAGTAGTAGTATTCATCTGTAGTATCCTGATTTATATCCAGACCTACATATCCTTCAGTTACTAATGTAATACCAGTCCATGTTGCTACTGTCGCTGATGCTGTCTGATTATTTAAATCAGTTGCATCTGCAAGTGCTAATACGTTGTTACCTCTAGCTGAACCATTAATCTTGAATTCCTGATAAGTATAATTAAATCTACGTGCAGTACCAATGATCCTACGACCATCTATATCCCCACCATCAGATACATAATCATGTACTTTAATCATGAACCTATGTGAGATACCTGCATCATCATCATAATTTAATCCACCATCACCATAAACTTTATCTCTATGATTCCACCAATCATCAGCTATAACAACACCATCCTGTATTAACTGAATCTGTACATCAGAGTTACCAAAGTTTACGATACCATCCCAGATTATCTGATCTACCCCTACTGTCCCTTGTATAATGGAACCATCATATAAATGCTCTGGGGCTGCGGCATTTAATTCATACCCATTGATGAGGGTAATGATGTTGTCTGTAGAACGTCTTGATGGGTCAGTATTAGTTATATCAAGTTCATCACCAGATGAAGGAATCGCATATTCATCATCAGCTAAACTCTGTAACCATCTATGAAACTGTATTACAGTTGCATAAGAAGGACTAGTACCAGTATGGTCATCACCTACATAAGCAATAACCTTAGTTGCCCTATCAATTGTCCAATCTGCTGCTACTATAGCCATAATTTATTTATTTTATTTTAAGTTATTTCTGCACCACTAATTGTTATTGTAATTTGATTCGCTGTTTCACTTTGTGCCACAATTGAATCTCCTGCTGTATCAAGGATTTGATAACCTGCCCAGTGTGCAAAATCATTGGCAGGAATATCCCATTGATAAAACATAATATTTTCATTACTCACACTCCCTCCATTAGGAACTAACCATAAACTTACATAACAATTAGTAGTTGAGTTGTTACATATATGTATATCCTTAATAACACTAACAGTACTTGCTGGAACTGTATATAACGTTTCTGCTGTACTATTAACTGCTTGTCTTGCTATGTTCTTTTCTGTAAATGTCATTACATTATCATATAACTATATTTGCGTAGAAAATCTAAATCTTCTTGAGCTGCTCCTCCTGGAGAAGTTATTAAGTCAAGGATATCTTTATTATCATGCCAGTGTCTCTGTTCAGTATTATCCTCAACATCTCTCTCTATAAGAGGTATTGCTTTATTTAATCTTCCCATTGTACTATTTCTACGATATCTTTCCTAGTATCATTTACTGGTTCAAAATCATATATTAAACCTATTCCTATTTCTCTCTGATATATCTGCATATTTTGTCGATTCATTTTTGCAAATGTTTTAGCATTACGCCTTACAACATCAATATCTTTACGTCTTTCTAAACAATTACAACCCATGTTATATTATTATGGACAGCCACTTACAGGTACCTCAACTATCCAGTTATTAATCTTATAAACTAACACAAAATCATCAGGAAACTTAGGCGTACCACTAATCTCTGTAGTACAAGTTTCAGCATCACCATAACTATATAATTCAAAATTTCCTTCTGGATCATCTAAATCTGTTACAGTTACTCTATAACCTTCTATCATGTCATAACGTGAATCATCCCCATCTGATGTATCATAATCATCCCAATGACAGAATTCTGGTTCTGAAGGTGTACATTCCATTAAATAATCAGATATTCGTTTATGCCAGATTATCTGTCTATAACCTTGTGATGCTGTTGCAGTAATATAATATCTCCCAAAACCAATCGAACCTCCACCACACTCATAAGTAAATGTTTGATCATTATCCACATAAGATTGCATCAACGATATATAATTATTAATAGCATTATAAATCTGTCCATTAGTACATGTTGGTAATGAATCAAATTCATTAGTTGGTACTGTTGCTGTTACTTCTATCCTACCTTGAGAATAAGCTCCACCCCCTGGAGTAAAAGTAATAGGAGAACCATATTGCCATCCAAAATTAGAAGAGGCAGCGCCATCTGCACAAGTTTCATATTGCCCTATCTTATAACCTTGATAATGTTCCATTGTTGTATCATCTGGGTCGTAAGTTAATTCTATAACAGTTTTAACTGCATAATAATATGTTTCCCAATCATCATAATCATCACTATCTTCAAAATCAAGACGGAGTAACGAAGTACTACTAGTTTGTTTCGTAGATGTTAGATGAATTGGTGCATTGGTTGGGTATCTACCCTGAGATCCACTTCCTGAGGATTGAGTATAGTTAGCTGTAGTACCAACATTAACATACAAGTAAAAAGGTGTGTTAAACATAGCAGCTTGTCCACCTGTCCCTCCAATATTACCAAATATAGGATATGAAGACAGATAAGTATTAAAATCAGAATCAAGAGTAGTAGAACCTACTCTATCAAAGAATACATATAATCTACAATTAGTTGTATTGTAACTTGTATATACTGAACACTCTTCAACCTTATTAAAATCAGAATCAATAACACTACATCCTCCATCTACAAAAGATAAACTTTCCAAACATGTAAACTTAAGTGTCCATATAGTTCTTAACTCTGTAGGTACTTCTACACTACCAGTAATATCAAATTTAATATAATCACCAGTAGTATAAGTGAATCCTGATACATCTATAACACCTCTAAGATCATAAGAAGCTTTCCAATAAAAAATATCATTATATACGCCTACTTTCGTAGCATCTGCACCAGCAATAACATCTTTTACTAGAGTTTCAGTTTCACCAGAAACATAATACATCTTTACCTCATCAGCAATTAGATCTCCGTCAAAATAATAAGCTACATAATTAGTAGTGTTATCTAGCTCAAACTCAATAGTCCTGGATGAATTCTCTCCTTCTTCTGCTTTTTCCCAATCATATGTAATAGTATGTGCATAAGTTCCTATATCACCATTATCGCAAGATGGTCTGTAAATAGCAACTGAATCTAAACAATCTACTAAGTCTGTAGATACACTACCATCAATTGGAACAGATACAGATGATTTATACGTCTTATTATCTATAATCACATATAGAATAACAGGATATAATGTTCCTGCTTCTACTGGTTGATTTTCAAAAGGATGTGTATCATCCAATGAAAATTCTGGTGGAGTGTTGGTAGTACCTGATGTAAACACAATCTCACCATCTCTAGCATTAAGATGCCACTCTATTACATAATCTGTAACAGTACCATAGGATGATTCTAATACCCCTGCACTTAATAGTCCATAATTAGGACTCTCTGCATCAGGATTAAATATAGGTGCAAACTCGCCACAAGCCGCTGCTGATGGAAAAGACGATGCTGCCCAGTATAAACTATATATGTGACATTTATTATGTGCCATTATTGCATATCATAAATCATAGCTACATGGAAATAACCTTTAGCAAACCAGAATGCTAATACATCAATTGTTGCAATAGTACTTAAAGCAACTTGATTAGCTGCACTGTAAGAGTTTAAAGCTATTTTTATTGTAGCTCCAGGAGCTGATAAAGTAAGTGTAGCATCTCCATTATGGTTAATTTCTACATGTCCTGTATCACCTTCTTCTATATTATCAAACTCTAAAGTTACAGAAGCACCAGTATCAATGGTCATTGTTGCTCCTGAATATACATCTAAATCTAAATAAGCAGTATTACCATCAGTTATAGTTCCTAAACCATCTACTAGTTGACTACATGCTCCAGAACTAGAGGAATCAATTGTAAGAGTGTTTAAAGCATCATTATAGGATAAAACTATACCTGATCCAGCATCAAAATTTAAAGATGCTCCAGGCCCTATCTCTTCTTGAAAGATACCATCTACCTCAATATTCCAGCCTGGTAAGAATGACATTAAGGTTCTGGATTGTGTACCAGTTGATACATCATAGAATCCTATATAATCTGTTACTACTGGAGTAGACTCTGTTAATTTATAGTCATTCTGATCTAATTCAATAGTTGATGCAGAACTAGTGGAACCACCATTAACCATCATACCAGAATAAGGATCTGCTACTAAAGTCTGTACACCACCACTAGTAGTAGGTTTAGCACCCCATGTAACTAATCCTGTAGTATCATCAAAATATAAAACATTGTCTGTTGAAGCAGAAGATAATTTAGGTAAGTAAAAGTCTCCACTATTACTAAGATCAAGCATTGTTTCATCTGATAAATTATCAATTCGCAATACTTCGTCATAGGTAATAGCATTAGTATCTTTAATGTGCATAAAAACAGTACCATCCAATGTAGGATCACCCATTACGAGTCTACTTCCTAACAGTTGAATTATATGTTGATCAGCATTATCATTCTCTAATACTAAAGAAACAGTTAAACCTGATTGATTTTTATGAATACTAGGTGATGTAGCTAAATCATCACCAAAGATAAAGTTAGCTCCAGTACTAGTATTAACATCATCAAAGTAAATTGTGTCTACAGTAGGATCATAGAGTAAACCAGCATCACCACCAAATGTATTACTATCATTGTATTGAATAGAGTTTAATGGTAATCCTGGAGTTGTAGCACCTATACCAGGATCTGCAAACTTAAACATATTAGTTGCAAGGTCATAGTACACAAAATATGTATCTATGGGTGTATCTACATTTCCTAAATCCTGTACGTCCCATGTAGATAAATCTACAATATGTTGGTGAGTAGTTCCTATTGCTGCATTAGCTATAATAGCTTTACTAAGTGTAGTAGGAGTACCCATATCTATATTTCCTGTAGAAGTGATAGTAGTAAAATCCATACCATCTCCTGCAGATATACTCACTGCTAACTCACCTATAACATCAGCTAAGGTTACCTTAGCATGCGTTGCACTAGTAGTATCATAAACTGCTATAAAATCACCAGAGTCATATGGTATTGTAGGAAGGTTTTGAAATGCTAATCCTACATATCTATCTATATCTAATACACCACCACCAGTTAATCCTGTTAAAGTATATACACCAGTGGTTAATGGTACATAGTAAGTATTATGAACTTCTGTTACACCTTCAATTAACTTCTCATAACTAATGGAAAAGTGTTCATCCTCTCCTGAATCATTTCTATAAAATGCAAATATATCTGTTTGTAGAGGTGGATCAGTTTCTTGAGTAAGTTCATCAAAGGCTAATGTAAGTGTCCTAGTTGCAGTTAAATCTCCACCACCTGTAATACCCTCTTGTGTGAGTATAGAAACAGTTGTATGGTCTATATGTTCGTTGGGGTCGTAATTTTCAAGTGAATTATGATCTATATTAGCTTCTATAAGATCAAAATCAATATCATTGTCTACTGCATCAAATGTAATAGATAGTCCTGTATGTAAACTTGCTACATTTCTAAACTGTAGATCTACTCCTACTTTAGCATCAAATACACCTACACCATCAGTTCCTACATTTGAACCAGTATTTGTTTCACCCCCACCTGCACCTGTAGCATCAATTGTGATTGTATCTGTACCTGGAGTTAAAGTTACTCCAGTACCTGCTACTAATGTTTTTAAATGATGAGTTCTATCATCACCTGAATCTGTATAATCTTTAAATATACCTTCTCCTGTTCCTACATTATCTAAATAATCAAACTTTAAATCTGTTAGTTTAGTATAATGAGAAGCACTCATTGAGCCAGGATTAGTATCAGAAGATGGACTTAAGGTTAAAACTTGCGTTGCAGAAACTATAGCTAAACCACCATCTGGTGTACCAATAGTAACAGGGGGATGTTCATCTCCTCCCCCTGTTAAATCAATAACTCGCCACGTATCTCCACCATCAGTGCTGACACGAATATAATCGTGATCATCTTCGACTATATTACTCCAGGTTGCAGAATCATAAGATCCCTGAAACCAAGCATTACCTATTAGTTTTAAAGGTATAGGTCTAGCCCATACCAACTGATTAGCTGGGTTATTGACTTCCCAGTCAGTTAATATTTCCCCATTGTTATTAACAACTTCTTCAAAGGTTGTTCTTATAAGGGAAGGATCTCTAAGTCTTTTTCCTGGCATTCTTTAATTATTTTTCACTAGGTGGCGTATCTTTCGCTTCTTCTGCCTCCTTCGCTTTCACTTGTTTCTCATACTCTGTTGAAATATATTGAATGACATTAGCTGATTCCTTATAAGGTAATTCACGACAGCCCTTCAATAATGTCAAGATCGTAGCAAAATTAAATTCAAATACAAACTTTTCTTCCATAATACTAAAATTTATTTTTTACAAAGATACAACATTTTTTTCGTTTTTCCAAATTTTAAACAAAAATAAAGGAGTCTCACTTCAAGATGTATACTCAAAATAAGACTCCAGTGTTAAGATCATTTAATTTTTTCTAAATATTCCAGCCAAATTGTCCCAATTCGACTTCATAAATTTATAAAATTTATACCCATAACTAATTATGGTAAGAATTGCGACTATACCTGTTAACACTAAGGCTAAAACCTGTAGATCGTACAATAGTGCAATCTCTTTTTCCTTTAAAACCAACTCTGGTAATGTCCCAGCACCAGTCCCAGTTAGAGTGAGTATAAATCCTCTTGCTTTTTCGCTAAAGAAATTTAATACGTCCACTATCATCTTACTAGGGGTTACGAGATACCAAATACAGTTTTAAGGTCAGTATGTACAGAAGAAGAAGATTCTGCTTCAGTGTAAATCAACAGCGTAATGAAAGACAACACGTCAGCATCCACACTAGTTGCATTATCATTCACGAATGAGAGTGTTATAGCTTCATAAGTTTTACCAACTGTTGCATTTAAAGTACGACCACTTACTGGGTACTTAGCAACACGGAAGGTTTCCCCTCTGTTACCATTTAAGAACCATTCAGTTTCAGCAACGGAACGATAGGTACCAGTTCCTTTTGATGCTACAGCCAAATCAGTTACAGGAGTTGACCCAAAAGCTTCAGATAAAGAAACTTTAAAAGTTATTTTATCATAGCGGAACAACCCAGGTTCAAACTTACCAGGGGCGCTTTCAAAAAATAATCCCCAACTACCTGCAACAGCAGTAGCACTAGGAATAACTTCAAGATCTGCCGTAGCAGCTGCATAAGTCCCTGAGGCTTCTAATACAGGAGCATCCAAAGTAATTGTAGTAGAATTGATCGCAACAATTTTATATACGCTAGATGTTAAGGCAGTACCACCACCTACTGATCCCATACGAACATAATCACCTACTACAGCAGTACCTGCACCTGTATTATACTGAAGATTAGTAGAAACAGTTACATTTTTACTACCATTTACTACAGTAGCATCATTATCAAATGCATTAGCTGCAGTTACCGTAGAATCATTTAAACGACCAACTTTAGTTACTTCAACGCCTGACCTAGCTTTTTCAACTCCAAGGTTTTTAACAGCATTAGCTAACAAAGCATCTGCAATTTCAGTTTCAGTTGCAGAAGCGTCTGATTTATAAGCAGCAACCAATTTGTACAAATTGTGTTCCCCATAAGTTTTGGAGAAATCTTTACGGAAGAGATGGATGTAGTAATCTGAACTATTAGCGACTTCTATTGCTCCACTAGTACCATCAAACCCAATAACGGTTTTCTGTTCTGTATCAGCAACATAATCATTAGCCGCTTTATTACGGATCAAACTATATTCGATCTCTGGAGATTCAATAATATTACCATCAACATTCATGAAGGTAACCTTAAAGGTATCACCAGCTACCAAAGCAGTAGTTTTACCTACATTTAAACCATTGGCGAATACACCAATCTTACCAGCTACTAAGTCCGCCCTAGATTCACCAGAAGTTACAAGGTCTAAATCTTTACCCACTACTAGCTGGGTAATATTCTTTTGATTAATCATTTTAAAAAAATTTTAATTAGACAATATACTTAATTTTCACGATCTTTCTGTTGAGAGACCGCAATTTGAATTTCATCAGGTTTAATTGAAGCCACTGCCATACTATATGCTTTATCTACTATTTCTGAATGAATAGAATCATCTAGTATACAATCAACTTGATTTCCTGTGTTTACAGAGTCTGCTACAATACTTGGTAAGGTACGTAAATATCTTACCCTGTAATTTAATATAGTAGAACCATCTGTAATAATTTCTGTTCTCTTTTCTCCTGTTGGAGTCTCCTTGCTAATATCCATCCTCCAAGCTACCCAATCATAAGGATTCTGATAAGGATTATAAACATTTGCTATATATTGGTCATGAGTGATTGGTTGTACCGTTATCTCATTCCCTGTAGTAGCATTTATAACTACTGATTCTTCTATAGCATATTGAAAATCACTAGGCAAATCAAAGAAAACACCACTAGGATGTACCCCTGTTTGTGATGCTGATACAGTTATAGTACTTCCAGGAATATCGGTAGAGTCATATTCTGCTGATTTAATCAGTTGTTCTAACTCTCTCCTTCTATCCTCAGAAGATTCAAATGCCTTCTTAACATTTCTCCCATACTTATTACGAAATACATCCTGCTGGGCTTTAGTTAATAGAGTACTAATTTGTCTATCATCATAAGCAGGGGCACCCCATTCAATTAAGTTATCTAAAAGGAGCAAAAGCTCATAACGCATTTGATTAGCTGTCATTCTTAATTACTTAACCTAGTTTCAATAATCTGTTTCATTTCTAGTACATCTGGATCTTTACTATCGAAGTAATCTACAGCTTCTTCCAAATGTTTACCCAAGAATTTATTAAACTCTTTAACACGTAATCCTTCAGGTGTCCTAACTATATCACCATTATCAATGGCATCTAATACAAATAGTTTTAAAGTAGACTTAGGATCTTTCGATACTCTAATAAAATCTTGAATACCTACTTTTCCTCTAGCACTCTTTTCATCTATAATCTCTAGAACTTGTCCTTTTAACCACTCAAGAGAGGCATCTTTAGATGGTTTCTTATTGAGTAGTCGTAATGTGTTATATAAGTTCTTTTTACTCTTGTTAATCTTCATATAATACCCTAAAGCTTCCTCTTTTAAGAGAGCACTTTTTGATGCTTTTGCTTCTTGAACAGCTTCATCTTCTAAGTAGAAGTCACACTTAGGATGTTTCTTATCCTCTGGTGTGTTAGCAAACCTAGGGCTTACTAGAAATATTCTATAAAATAAAGCATCAGTTGGGTTATTTAAATTTAAAGTTGTTCCATCCTTTGTAAGTGCCATTGAAAATTCACCCCAAAACTTAGATGTGAAATTGTAAATATTTAATGCACCTCTTGGTTTATTTAACAACCTTTCAAATTCTTCTTGTTCATTATCATTAAAGAAAGGATTTACGAAACTTCGTACCTTACTATCATAAGGTAATCCATAATCTTTAAAACACCCAGTATAGGTGTGTTCTCCATCATGTCCTTCTGGTAGGAACCCCCTGCGATGGATAGCAGGTTTTACTTTTATTCTTCTGTCCTCTAATACACTAGTCTCTATCATATGCTTTTAATTTTAGATGAGTGGGGCTGACCCAACGGTGGCCAACCCCTGTCATCAGTATTTACTTGTGAGCCAAAATTATACAATATTGGGAATCCATTCACCCATACGAAGTGGGTTATGCACTTTGATACCTAACCAGTCTGCACGAGTTATTTCGTATCCATCAACCTTACTTGAGATTGATTTTGGACGACCATTACCTCCACCAGGAGTATAAGGATCACGCAAACCTGATAAGTATGCAAATACTTCTTCCTGTCCTTTAATACGTACCAACTGGATATTAGGTTGACCAGCAGAAGTACCAAAGTCCATAAGAGTTAAACGATAAGATTCAACAAGACCACCATCTGGGTGATATTTCTTGAATCGTACTGGGTCATCATACCACGGTATATGGATGAAGTTAAATTGAATACCATTGATGTCGATCACTTTATTGTACTGAGGACGATGATATGTAGCCCCTGAGCCACTTCCAACGCCATCAATCCTATTGTGTTCTAAACCAGTGGAACTTCCACTCTTGATTGCGAATGATCCTGCGTATTCTTCAACAGCACGAGAAACCATCTTCAATCCATGTTCACCTGTACCAATAACAAACTTACGAGAGTCTTCTGGCAATTTACCTACAGACAAGCTCAAAGCCCAGTCTACAAGTTTAGTAATTGAGAAGTTAGTGTAGTAGTGAATATTAGCTGGAGAAATCTGGTCACGAAGTCCCATACCAGCTTTGATTTCACCCCCTGCATCTCCTAAGTTACCATAAGTACCATCAGCCCTCCGATTTGATTTACCAAAGAAAAGCAATTTAGCTTTTTCTCTACGGAAGAATTTATCAAATTCCCAATCCAAACGGTTCAACCAAGTATTAAACTTAGTCACCATACCATTTTTGTTAGCAATCTGCCAATCAAAAACGACTGGGTTATTCCTTCCTTTTAAAATCATTTCACCAGGAACAGTAGTTTCCTTACGGATCATACTAATACGGTTAGCAAGTCTGAATGGAGAAGTATAACTAATATCAGAACCTTTCTTACTCATGAATTGTTCTGATAAAGAGTAGTCTGCACTCCACAGAGTACCAGAGGCTAATTCTTCATAAGGTATGTACAACTCAGGATCAGTGGTTACTAATTCAGTTTTGTATTTCCACAATCCATCTTCTTGGATACCGTCATCACGTACCAACAAATGGTAAAGATCTGGTTCTTCACCTACAATAACGTGAGTTTGGAAGAATAACCTTTCTGAGAAGTACATGTAAACAGGTTGTCCATATTGACCTGCAGTAGAAGCAGCAGTGAAGCTGTTTCCAGCCGCATCCAATGCTTTCTCCAAAGGAAGATTCTTAGCATCAGCGCCCATAAGCATCCATTGGTACTCAACATCATCTGGTAAGTACAGAATAGGATATTTATTCAATTCGCTAATGAGATCATCCTGGAGGTTTACCTTATACAAAGTATCAATAAAATCTGTTACAGTGAATGGTTGTTCTCCAAATAAAGCTCCTAAATTATTGGAAGATGTTAAACCTGACCAATCCTTCGCATCATAAACGATACGAGGGAAAGCAGCAGTATTTAAAGCCATAATCTATATATATTAAAAATTAAGTTACAAATTTACTCTTCGCATAGCATCTAGGTAAGAGTTAGTTTCTGCAGCAGATATTGGGGATTGTCGTCTAGGAACTTGCTGTTCCATATTAAGCTTCTTAGTAGCTTCCTCAAAGTCTTTAATTGCACTCTTTTTACCAGTTGAGGATAGTACATCCCATTTGGTAAAGCCATTTGTAATTTCAAACAAATAAGCTAATTTAATTTCAAATCCAATTGGATCTGACTCTCTAGCCTTCGCTATGTTATTTAAAGGTTGTCCATATTCATTTACATCTACTACAGTAGTAATATTCTTGTAAACTTTGTCTTTTACAGCATTATTAACTGGTACTCCAGGAATAATCTCTCTAGTATCCCTTAAAGTATTTTGAAAGTTCTGAATTATTTCAAGTTGCTGTTGTCTATAAGCTTCTTCTTCAGCTTGTGCTTCCTGCTGTATTTGAGTTTCCTGCTGGGCAATCAATGTTTTTAATTCAGTTAAAGCACCTTTACTTTCATCTTCCAGTTCTCCTAACTGAGACAACCTTTCTATTTCTTTATCAATTTTAGAATCTGAGAACTTAGTACTGCGTTTATAGTACTCCCTAGTAATGCTTTTCTGTAAATCTTCATTGTCAATCAATGATTCTTCACTCATATCATTATACTGGGTTTTTGCTCTATCAATCTTGAGTAGGTCTTCCAGAGGAATACCCATCTCCATATTGTTTTGTAACCATTTTACACGAGGATCTAAACCATTTTTATAATCTTCAATCCCAGCGTAAATTTCATTCTGAAGCCTTTGTGTTTGGGCATTCAATAATGATTCTGCAGTACCATCAAATTTCTCAAGATCTAACTCAGGAAGGATACCCTCTGCTACTAGCATTTTAGCATATGGAGTGAGAAGAGAAGAAGTGTCATCAGTATCTTGAGCAGAGGGCTCCTGTCCTTCATTTTCTTGTGTTGTTTGACCTTCTAAATTACCCTCATTGGGGTCTTCATCACTTGTTTGTTCTATATGCTTATTAATATCTTCTTCAGGAACCTCAGGTTCCTCTTGTGGTTCGTCGAATTGTTCTGGGTTTAATTTATCTTCCCCAAACATTCCTGCCATTCTATCTAATGAGCTTAAATCAACTCCAAAATCAAAGTCTCTCTCTTCCATACTTTTTGTGCAAATATAATTAATTCAAATTCTAATACCAAATTTTAGACAATATATTTTTTCCTATTATAAACATTATCGTGCCAATGACACTCCTAAATGTATTTTTTGTTCTTTTCCAAAGACAGATTTTCTACCTCTAGTATAAGCACCACATTCACATTTAACGATAGGAAATTGACTAGTTTGAGTATAATAAAACTTATCTGGTACTTCTTTAACATGAACACTACCACATGCGGAACATACTGGTTCATCTGCTTCTAAGAACATAGCCAGATTAGGATGTGATTTAATCCAAGGTCTTAGTTTTAAATATACCTCTTCTAGTAATATTACATCTTGATCATTATACTCACTCATATAAGCTAATGCTTTCTCATCACCAGCTTTACAAGCTTTCCATAAATCAAAGTCTGTATCTTTCTTACTACCTAATTTAAAGAATTCTCCTAAACCATTCAAACTATTATGGGTAAATCCAAATTGTTTAGCAGCAATCTTCTTAGTATCTATCTGTTGATAGGGAGACGTAGGTGGTAAATCATTTATAATAAACCTTGTATTAACATTAGGTACATCAAATTTATCACCATTATGTGCAATTACAATATCAGCATCATCCAATAATTTCCATAAAGAAGTAACAATACGTTTGTCATTCTCTGAACGAGCTTCTTTACCTGTTAATCTATCTGATAATACTTTTGTATCATATAACCACTTAGCAGACCATGATAACATAAACCATTCTGAGATTACTCTATCTGCATAGATATTAGCTCTCCATACTTCTTTTTGAAATACATAAGCCTCTAGAGGGCTAGTTTCAATATCAAAGACAAGTACTTTTGGAAATTTCTGTTTATACTTCTTGTTTAACTCTTTACGAGCTATAGATCGTGCTTTTGTTATATCTTCTTCATCACAATGCCAATTCTTGGCCAATTTACCCTTCCCCATTCTCATTCTTGTTGGATTCTCCAAGAATTTCTGTACTACTTTTTCTAAGTTCATTAATTACTTGTTTAATTTCTAATTCATCTACATGTATTAAACTAGGTGAATCATCACTAAAATATAAGATAATATGATCATTATTTACTTCAACGAGTTTCACCAGAGATAGGTTATAGAACTTATCTCGTATGTAAAGCCACTGCAATTATACTTTTGATTTTGATCGTCTAGAAATTCCTTCAGCTGCTCTATTATGTCTTTCACGTTCTCTTAAATCACGTTCTTTTAGAGTAGCGTCAGAATTCTGTTTTGTTTCTTGTAAATTTAACTTACGATTATCTAAATCTAACTTCATAAAGTCTGCTGTATGATCTTCAGGTAATTCTTCTTTTTCATCATTATCCTTCATACCAGCAATTTGTAACTTAGTTTGATTGTCAGTGTCTATTCTATAGTATTCTAAATCTCTATCAGCTTGCTTATCTTGCAATTGAGCCTGTTGCATACGTTCATTAGCTTCAGATGTTTCTTTATTCATCTGTTCTTCTCGTTGTAATTTCTCCTGCTCTGCAGTTTCAATCTTACGAGCCATATCTGTAATACTATCTGAGCGTAATATAGTAATAGGTAATGTAAGTGAAGCCCCATTCTGTACAGCAGCTTGAGCTAACTGTTTCAGAGATTGTCTGATTTCAAGATCATCACTACTATTAGTAATAAACAGATCATACTCAGTTGAAGCAAAATCCTCACCATTAAAGTCAATCATTTGCCTAGACATATCATCGAGTATGAATCCTAACTTTTTAGATTTAGAATTTTTCCAGATTTGCTTGGCAGTATCCAATAAAGCCAATAATACACGTTTCTTGGTTTCATCATGTACGAAGAACCATTTCTCAGTAGTATGAGAAGATTGTGTTACTGCTCTTTCTACACCACCTACAGTTTCTCTGTTATCTACTTGCCCTTCACGCTGAGCTGTAACTCCAGCGATCTGTCCCATTTGAGTTTCTATATACTGTAACATTAGTACTAATTGCTGAATATAGTTACCAACATCAGCATCTAATACCTTACCAGTTGTATTCATATGACCTGATAGTACACCAGTAGCTGTACCTTTCTTACCCTCATTAAAGGGATCTACAACAGCCCAACCAAGTACCTCAGCATAATACATCCATTGTTCAACGTCCCATTCTTCTGGTTTTTTAGTTATATCTAATTCATATATAGGCCCCTTGTATTTAGCTATTGCTAACTCTAAGCGGCGCATATATACGTTATAAAGGTACTGATATGATTCCATACGACCCATTAAGGATTTACCGTAATCAGTACCAACATATCCTAAGAAGCATTTACTAGGGTTATCAAAGTGACGCATTTGTACATCACGAGGCCCAAACTTAATATACTTATCATCAGCAATTCTATGCCCTTCATAAGCCTCATTTACCCAAATCCACTTAACTGTTTCCCCTAATTCTTCATTGACTTTATACCTTTCTGATACTAAACGTTCTTCTTGGTCACCAGTCATCTCATCAAAATAAGTTAATACCCCTAGTCTCCTACGTCCTTTCCATCTTACACGAACTACACGAACATTACCCTCATAGTCATAGGGTAAGTTATAGACACTATTTGTGACTACTAAATCTTCCATAGACTGCCCATCCCCACCTATCTGTCCAGATGAGTATAGTCTAGGAAATGTGTTCTTATGCTGAAGGATTCCTGCGCTTGATGAACCTCTAAGGCTTTCATATCCCTTTTCGATGTCATCAATTTCAGATGGGGTGAGATAGTCATAGAATTCATCTATGACTTTACCAATGGGTTCATACCCAATTTCAACAATAATATCTGCATCTTCAATGCGATGTGAGTTACCTTTACGAATAGTATAAACATATTTAGGGTCTGTTTTAACTACAAAAGGTTCTCCACCCACATTATCAACTCTATATATTTCAACACCTTTAACTAAAGCGTCACGAAAACCTGATGAGAACTTCTCCTTTAAATCCTGTTGCCTCCATAGGTTTTGTAAGACTCTAGTTGCGGCCAATTCATTAAGATCCTTAAATTCATATTTAAAATATTTAGAGATTTCTTGAATTCGTTGTTCTATTTGCTGTTGGTCTGGGGTCTCTTGCTGTATATGTGTTATAGCAGCTTGGATGATTTCATCTCTTAAATTCTTCGAATAGTTTGAATAAGCATCTTCATTCTTAGCCATTACACTCCAATCGAATCGTCTTTTCAATTCTTCCCCCTGTAACAAGTCTAATTTAGGTACAGATAGGGGATAATTCTTAATTGAAGCTGGAAATGAAGATTGAGTTAACTGCATAGGGTTAAATACCTTTTCAATTTCTCCTTCATTTATAATATCGTTATCTAGATCTTCCCAGATAAACATCTTCCTATGTTGCTCAGCAGTACTATCTGCACGCAATACTGCTAACATCTCAGCAGAATCCACACATTGTTTGTACCACTCTCTATTCTTTTTACCTGTAGGAATTTTTTGCCTAGGAAAAAATAGTGGATGTTCTCTCATTTACGTAAATTTTTACAAATATAATATTTTTACCAAAAAAATGCAAATTATAACATAGGAAATTTCACTCTATTATAAACATTATCCATTTTAGGCTTCTTATAAGCTCTATTCCAAAATGCATCTCCTGCAGTTGTTTGTATAGATTTAGTTCTATTTGTTTTAATAATATTAGTTATTTCCTCTCTATATATCATTAAGACAATTAAAGCAGAAATTCTGTCAGCATTTATCTCTAAACTAAATGACAACATTTCTTTGAGTAGAGCAACAGACCTAATTTTATCTAAGTTTATCTTAGAAGGATCATCATATGCTGGTTTTTCAATCCACATTTTAATCAATTCTATACCAAATACTTTAACTGATACAGTACTTACACTTACTCCTAACGCTCTATTACCTATCCCTGTCTGCTTTATTAATCCTATATCTTTAAGGATTTTAGGTGACTCAGCTAGTAAGTGTAAAGAGTTTTTAACTTTAAAGTGACCATATAATCCTTTCTTATTATTTTCATATAATAATCTAGCATTATAGTAGTAAATCAACTTCCTTACGTTTTCATAGTATTCTTCTGCTAAGTATGTTCTAGCAGTATATTCTGCAACAATTCTATCAGTCCAAGTATCTAGTATAAAAGTAGATTGGAGAGACCTAGTAATATCTTGATTACCATCATCATCTACAGGGTCAGTAGCACCAATATATCTATTTCCATATACTATACCTGATGAATTTGTTTTAGGTTTTTCAAATATTGATACACAAGCATCCATTGTATGGCCCTTACGCAGTGGATACTCATTAATAGGTAACTTATCAGAAGGGTTAATATCAACTAATCCTTCTTTCTCCATTACCAAATCTGCGTGGTATATAGCCTTCATGAGGATACGATTCCTCTCTAAATTAGCTAGAGCCTCTTTTACCTTATGTACTGGGAAGAATACCCCTTCTTTTCTTAAGAAAATATCAGATGGTACTCTTGGATTATTAATAATATAGGATAAATAAGTGTTAGTATTATTAGAAGCCTTAGCTTCTGCTAACTCTTCTTCTAACATTCTAACAGCTAAATCCATATCTGTTATATAATCATCTCCTTTCTTAAATGCATTTCTAGTTAAATCAGCTGGTACAAAGAAACCTAATGTCCCTTTCTTCTCCCAAGTATCCTCAAATGCTACACAATTGTAAGCTTCTGGATTATAGAATATATCTTGGGCATATACAGCAGCTCCAGCAGTTGTTAAACCACCAGTTCCTAGCCCATATATAACCAATCTCTTATGTTCTGCAGCTGTTTGAGTATTAGTAATAGCACCCCATGATTCCACAAGGTTATTCATAAACCCTACTTCTTCTAGGAATACTCTATTTGGACGAGTACCATTAGCTGCCAATGGATTATCTTTAAATGATACATGCTTTAAGACAGATAGATTAGATGAAGTAATAACTTTACCTGGCATCATAGAGCCTGTATAAGGCTTAAACAATGGTGCTGGATGTACTTCATGATCTCCATATTTATTTATAATCTCTGATCTACCTGGATAATGTTCAAATGCTAACCTTACTTTAGTTAATAAGTCAGTACTATAACCTGCTTCAATAGCCCCTACAACCGTATCAGAGGTGTAGGGCTTCCCTGATCTAAATTTTGCTAGATATTTATCGTAGTCTCTGGCTCCATCAAATATAAAGTTATGAGCAATCATTCCTGATGCCCAATATGACTTACCGCCTCCACGACCTTCCAAGTCCATGATATTCTTTGCAGAATTAGCATAAATAGGTTTTCCTAGGTCACCTGGATGTATTCTACGTAAATATTCTCTAGCTGGTACATAAATTTTAGATTTAACTTCTTTCTCTGTAATCCAACCATACTTTATAGCCCTTTCTTTCTCTGGGCCATACCATCTATGGCAAGTTTGCAGTTCATCACCCTCAAAACCACTGAATCCAGTGGCCTCAGCATATATATATGCTTTCTCCCATTCTAAATCTCTTAACCAAGGAAGCCCAATAGCAACAGCCTTTCCGCCTTCATCCTCAAATTTTATATTATGAAAGTTAATATAATAGTATAATTCAGGTGGCATCCATTTACCACCTATCCAATACCCTTCAATACAGCGTTTTTTCTGTTCTCTCCACCACTCTAATCTTTCATATCTTTGAGCAATTGGGTGAAAGTCTGGTACTTCTCCTATCTTAAATAAGGCATTATTTATCATTAAAACGTTCAATTAGTTCTACGAACTCTATAAAAGGCATAAATACCATATGTCCGTAGCCATCAGCTAGTATCAAGTTAACATTTCCACCACTATCTTCATTAAAACAAACAATTTGACTAGGGTTTACATATAGTATCCCCTCATATGAATAATCATCTCTGTCAAATGGGACACTTAATCCCTCTAAGTCAGACATCTTATTTGCCTGTTCTTCCGTTATAAACCTAACTGGTAATTCTAAAAATTTCATTATGATTTATTTAGTATTCGTAAATAGACTCCTGGTTTTTCTTTATCATATGAATAGGCTTTTCCATCTATCCACAGACATTCTGGTACTATATAATCCATGTTATCATCCTCAATTATATCAAAAGCTACTAGTAGATCGAGTATAATCTGAGTAACATTATTAAAATCAAACTTGTGCTTAGTACCTCGCACAAAGTGAAATCCCAATCTAACTGGGAAATCATACCCTTTAAACATCCATTTTAATTCTTCTACAGGAAATGTTAAAGGAAATGTCTTATATAAAGTAACTTCTTTTCTACTACTTGAAAACGACAATATACCATGAGCCCTAAGAAACTTTACAACAGTCCTCGAATGTATCATATTTCCCCGTGAAGTCCTTTGCTTAGAGTTCTTAGAGCTAGGTATATTGTGTTCTATGAAAACCATTATACTTTTCTTTTATTATAATGATAGTTGTAAAACATTGCATTACATTGAATATGCCCCATGTGGTGTATACCACTTTCTTTATCAAATTCTTCACCATCCATGAGAGCAGCTAAATGTCTCTGCATAGATTCTAATACTTCTTTAAGATCTAATCCTATTTTCCAGTTATCTCTAGAATACTTATTAGCACCAAACTCAAGTACTCTAATCATAGGAATCATGGACTCATAATGCATTAGAGACCATCTAGGTTTACCTTCGTTCTCTCTTATAGACTTTTCACTTTGTTCCATTTTACTAGATCTTTTAGTGAGTAGAAAATAGGAATACCTAATTTTGTTGCTTGCTCTAACTCAATTAGTACACCAACTGAATCTTCCCAATCTTTTAACCCAGGAGTATTAGGTACTACCAATACTGCGTCAGATGCTCTTAACCAAGCCATACTGTACTCATAGAACTCAGGAACTGTATATTTCTTATCCCAGTTACTAAATATAAACTCTTTGTCAAACCAAGGTACAAAAGGTGCCATTCCAGCTTCAAATACCTTTCTACCATACTCCTGTCCTCTTCCAATGTTCTTCAATACGCCTAATACATTAGTATCTGAATAGGCTCCTGCTACATAAACTTTCTTCATTTACTTCTTCCATTTTAATTCTTCATAATCAACTTCATAATCCATCCAAGTGATTGGTTTAGATTTCTCCAGTTTCACTTGGAGATAAGGGTTTGTTCCCTTTGCCTCGCTTAATTTCCTCTTCTGATAGAGCTTTTTTAATTTTCTCATACTCTGCATACATTTTAGGGGTTACTGCATATGCTTTATCTAATTGTTCTGCAGTTCCCTTAACTACAACTAATGCCCCAGTTCTACTGTAAACATTGTCTCCATTCTCATCCACTTTGTATTGATCAAAGTAGTAATCCATACCTTTGAGGTATTTATCCCTCTTTCGCATATAATTGTCCCAGTTAACTAAAGATCGCTCCGCTTGAGTGAGTATAGCAGCTGAGAATAGTGATATTTCCTCCTCTACTGTAGCCCAATCAAAGTTTTTATCTTTTATATAATTCTCTATAATTAACTCCTCCTTATTAGGTAAATGATATAAATCTGACCTAGGATGTACTAAGAAGTAGATTCCCCACATAATTTTAGAGGATTTGTTATGATTCTTAGTTTTATCCTTCTTATAGAAGTCTTCAAACATTACTATATACTCAGAATTCCATTCCCAGAAATTCTCTACACCTTTAAATACATCAGGTACCTTAATCATTTTCTTCCTCCTTATTCTTCTTTATATGCTTAAGAATGTTCTTACTGGCATAAAAGGTGCCAAAATAGCGTAAATATATATTTTCAAAAGATTCTATAGTATCTATCCCTTTGGCTATGTTATCCCTTACAAATCTCCACTGAAAAGCCTCTATATCCTTTACTAATTCCTCAGGAATACCATACTTCTCAGCAATCCTTTTATACTCCTTAACTAATCTCTTCTGGGTTATCCTCATTTAAATACTTTAAAATTGACTTACGGGTAAAAATTAACTCCTTAATGTCTCCATCCTCACCTAAGACTACTAGGTAGTATTTAGGGTTTTCAATAGGATAATCATCGCCATCTATCAACATATCAATCTATTTTAAATATTACTGAAAATGTATAGCTGGGGCCAGGAGAAATATCCAGAAAGGCTGGTAACCTGTTATCTTTTCCTAAGACTTTATGCTTACGGAGTATAGATAAGTTATTATTAAACGTTTCCTCTGAAATCCCCAGACTATTACACATATCTCTTCTGTTTTCTGTAGAGAACACCAAGACAGATCTTAGATCTTTCACTGAATCTTTCATTCTAAAACTATCAAAATTCTTCATAATTTCAGCTAATACATCCAATTCTCTAGGTCTAAGCTGATTTAAAGGCTTAAAGTTAGCCATCAAATCAAGTAACTGTCTGAAGAAATTAATCTTCGTTGTTCTCACTGGTATCTGCATCGTCGTCATATTTTAAATTCTTATCTAGTAAATGCCAGAATTTAGGTAATGCAGTCTTAGGATTTTCAAATTCTGATACTTTTGCATTTGCAACCAGTGGACTCTTATTCACCAATACAAACTTCAAAGAATCTCCATCTACTCCCATATACCTAACTCTTGTGCCATCTTCTGTAATATAAGTCTTACCTACATCATAGAACTCAGCTACTACTAGATTCCCAGAATTATCTTCATAAATATTCTCAAAATTCAACATTATCCAATTAATTTTACTTTATTAACCTTTTTCAACTTCTCATCATAATTATCAGGTGATACAGCTAGAGCTACAGCATTTCTGTAAATCAATCCTATTCTCTGCTCATTAACCTTAAAACTATTTACTCCACCAATTATTTCAAAAATAATATCACCAGGCTGTAAATCTTCAATCTTATTACCTACTGCAAGAATTGTGATCTTTTCTGCAATAGATTCAGTTTCCACATCATCTGGGAGTATAATATCAGAGTTTCTTTTCTTTTCTTCAATCTCTACTAAGATACCATCTCCTCTCAAAATAACCTTACTTAAATCTTTAATTCGTTCCATACTTACTTTTTGCGTTTACTTCAATTACTAAATTCTCTTTGTCCTCAACAACTTCATACGTTCTACCTTCCTTATTATACTTCCAAGTTTCCAACATACTCATAAAAGTGTTTAAAACTTCTTCATACTTAGAAGGTGAATCAACTTTTACTTTAAATCCCACGTTAATCTTTTTTTTCATCTTTTATATAAGGTGTAGTTCCACTATAGAAAATACTCCCTTTCTTCCTTCGTCTCAAATACTGCGTAACTGCTTTACGCTTCAATCTAAATTCTTCGAAATCCATACCCTCAGGTCTTTCTCCTCTTATCAATTTGGAGATTTCCTCAGCAGTAGGTTTCTTGTTTAATTCTTCTTCCTCCATATATTGTTATTTTTACAAATATAATACATTTTTTTCCAATTTCCAAATTTTTACCAC